TAGGTCGATGGCCTACCGGGTTTTTGATGTTTTGGTGTGCCGTGTTTTTTGCGTGACTGATTATGTTCGGAGGCAGTTGGGTAAGCCTCATAATAGTCGGTATGGGTTCCGCATTGATGAAGTGTGGTATAATAGTGAGTATTATCGTAAGGAGTTGGCGGAGTTATGTTGAAGTTGAAAGCGGAACGTATTACTGGTGACTTGGGCGTGGTTTTTCATTCATTGCGCAATGGTGCGACGTGTGATGAAGACGTTGAAGAGTACGCTAATGTTAGTGGTGGTTTTAATGAGTTTTATTTGAGGTTTTACGCTCGGTATGATGATATCGCTGAGGTGGTGCCGGTTGTTGAGGGCCCTTACCGTATTGATGAAGCTCGGGAGAGGATGGAGTTTATTTTGAGTTTGACGCTTGAGGAACGTGGGGAGGTGGTGTGATGATTTTCGATGAATTTGCTAAAAACTATTTTGTGCGTTTGGGCGAGTTGCGCGGCGCGCTTGACTACATGCATGATAATAGGTATGATGATTATGATAAGTCAGTTCCGAAGATTTTTGTAGAAACGTATAAGGCCGCTTATAAAAGGGGGTATGATGTTGAACGTATGGCCGCGCAATTTTAGCGAGTCTCATAGCACACCGGTATCGCGAAACTCTTTCAATGATGATATCCTAAACGATAAGCGCGTGAGTCGTGTGCTGAAAGGCGTGAAACGGTATGTCACTAGCTTGTACCGTGACGCGGAACATGGCGACTGGGAGACGTTTTGCCGGGCCACTGCTCTTATGGGTCGATTCTATTCGAGCGACGGCCCCCAGAACTCATATCGGGAGAGTATCCTATGCGCCGCCGAGATTTGCGCGACACTTAAGCCCCGCGACGGGTTTAAGGACGCCGAGAACCGGTCGTACGGCACAGTTACTCTGGATGGGCTTATTATTGTCCCCAGCTTGATAGCGTGGTGTGCCGTGGCGTGGGTTAAGGGCGGATACGATTTCAGTATGAAAAAGTTTTGGGAAAACGATTTTTTCTGTGATTTTATTATCGAAAAATGTTGCAAATCGTTTGACAATCTGACAGATGAAGTTTATAATGATAAAGACGTAGCTCTTTGGACTATGAATCAAAACATTATAACCAACGGACAGTAAGGCGGTATCTAATATGATTAAGCGAACTCGAAACTACTCAGTTGTTAGGGGCGTCCAGCGTGGCGAAAACGGTGAACTTAAAAATGTCGAGGTCATTGTCGATGGCGCGTGTCGTTCCGAAGAAAAGGCCATGAAGAAGGCGAGGCGACTGAATAAGAGCATGTTGCCGGTCAGTGCCGAATATCATGCGCAGTTGACTACCCTTGATGATAAAGAGTATTATAAGATTTGCAAGTTTGGAGAAGATACCATTATCGACTACAAGGGTATCAACGATATTGATACCGTGGTTGAAGATGATATCATTTCCGAAGAGTAATAACAATAACCAACCAACAATAAGATAGGCGGCATAATTATTATGGCTGACAACAACAATACCGATATTACCGTGGCTAAGGGCAACAATTTCAGCGCCAATGGCACTAACGCGCTCTCCCACTTTTTCGACACCGAAACAATGGAGGGTAAGCTCGCTCTTTACGCGGCCCTACAGTCCAACGATAAGGTCGATGAACATTTGAATGAGGTCTTGCACGTCACTAACGTGGCCGCGCAAGCTGTCGAGGTTGCGGACGAAAAGACAGGCGAATTGAACCCGTCCACCCGCGTGATTATCCACTCCGAAGAGGGCGATTTTACCGCCACGTCTCCATCCCTCGCACGCGCGTTCGGCACTATGTTCTCGATTTTCGGCACTCCCGATAAGTGGGATGAACCATTCGTCATGAAGGTGGTCGAGAAGAAGGCGCGTTCCGGCTACAAGTTCTTTGACATTGAACCGGTACTGGACTCTAAGAAGTCCAAGTGATATACTAGGTAGAGTGGGCTAAAAGCTCACACTGCCGCCAAGCACTAGCCCCCTATGAGTTACGGCATAGGGGGCTATTTAATCTCAGAAAGCGGGGGCGTATGGCTAAACGTGGTAGGAACAACAAGCGTCAACAGCGACGCGAAACCATACGCGCACGCTCTCAGCAAGCGCAGTTGAATGAACGTTTGCGCGATTATTCCACGGGGCGCATACCCGATATCAACGACAGGAATCTGGGTAGGTTGACAGTCCGGCAGTTGGAACAAGTCGCGGGAAGAGTGGCGCAAAAGGTTGAAGAACAGCAAGAGGCGTTACGAGCAAGAGACGCGCATATTTTCCAAGCTACGCCGGACGTCACTATCACTAAACTTGACAGAGAGTTGGCCGAGCGCCCATTAATCACAGACGAGCAGATTAATAACGCGCCGTCGAAACGCCGCAAAACTCTACGACAGCAACAGCGCAGACGTGTCCAAGCACGTGAGAAAATCAAGCGTGCGCAACAATATAACGCTTTTAACATGCAACAGTACACCGTGGGAGAATTGCGTGACCTCGAATCAAGAGGAGAGTCACCATTTGAAGTGCTGGGCGGCCGTATCATACACGAAACACCCGAAGACAATCTAATCAGAAGTCGCAAAAACGTGTTGGCAAACAAAACATGGGTGCGCGAAAAAATCAGGCACGGCCGACGTGATGAACTTGAAGCGTACATCAAAGCATATGCCGGTATTGCCGGGATGAAGCCGATTGATTTGCGAGACTTTTTGCCGGGTAATCTACGCTCTGAAAACTTCCGGCCACTGACTCTCGATTATCGCAGTGGTGTATACGAACAAAAGCTCGAATCAATGGGCGTGACAATCGCCGCAAGATATAGTAGACTCAGCAACATGGGTAAAAATTGGCTACTCGAAAACACACCTTTTATGAGTCTGTTGGATGAAAGTACTCATTATGACGAAAACCAGAAAAAATGGGCGACAAACGCGGGCACCATGCCCGACGTAAAAAATCAGATAGCAGACTATCTAACTCAGGCGGAACAAATGAAATGAGGTGTCATGGCGGTACGTTTGGCGGCGGCTACCGACGGTACGACACTACTGGACAACGAACTGGGGGTAATGGAACTCTCGGCGAACACGGTAATGCAACTGACCCAGCGAGACAGTAATACGCGCGTTTATTGCGCTCATGGTTGGGCTGACCTTGAACGACTCGCAACCGACTTGTTTCGGACACTGCCTCACGCCACGTCGCCGCAATCCAACGGGATACGCGGAACGTTTGACACGCGCGGCCACTTTTACAATCTCGCTATACGCTGGGACAAAACCATTGTTGACTTTGCAGACGTGCGCAATATAACACGCGACAATGAGGTCGCCGAAAGCGCCGCCGATTTTGGGGGAGACAGTGAACTTGAAACCACGTGGAACATAGCCCAGTCACTACAGGCCCACAAACTGCAAGGCACGACCATAGGCGCGGTGGCAATGAACAATTACATCGGTGGCGATTACCGTAGATTCCGGGAAAAATTCCCGCCACTGAATACGACGGATTACAAGCGTATGCGGGCTAGCTATTTTGGCGCATACCTACAATCCAAAGCGGGCGAATATGCCGAATGCTCTAGCTGGGACGTAAACTCATTGTATCCGTATATCATGCGCAATTTGCCGCTACCATATGGGACGCCGGAATGGTATGACGGCGAATATGTGGCGGATAAAACCATGCCACTGCATATCGATATCATATCGTTTGCCGCCACGTTGAAAAAAGACAAATGCCCGACGCTGACAAACCTGTTGCCGTTATGGGGGTTCGACCATGTTCGACTGCCGAGCACGTTTGGAGTGGTCACTATGCCACTTACCGACGTAGACCAACAGACGTTACGAGAAAACTATGACGTTGATATATATGAGGTTCAGGGCGGTTGGAAATTCCGTAAAAGTCAAGGACACTTTCAAGCGTATGTTGACGAATGGTTTCACGTGAAACAATCCGAGACGGGGACACGCAAACGTATCGCCAAACTCATGTTGAACTCGCTGGTAGGAAAGTTCGGCGCAAGCATAAACCGCCCCATGATGGAACCTATATTGGATGAATCAACGCAAGAACTGCGGTTTGATGTGAAACCGGCTAACGCTTCGGCGTCGCTCGCATACGTGCCGGTAGCCGCGTATGTCAACGCCTATGGACGGCAGATTTTAACACGTGCGATAAACCAGAATCAAGACAGGGTCATATATGCCGACACCGATAGTGTGATTGTGACGGGGTTAGAACCGCCGCATGGAATCGAGGCTAGCCAAAGCAAGCTGGGCGCATGGAAAAACGACTACCGATACAGGCGACTGCGAATATTGGGGCCGCGCAAATATTGCGGGGAGACCATCGAGGGCGATACCGTCATGAGATTGTCCGGGGTCAAACGCCGTGACATGATACCGTATGACAGTTTCCTCGCGGGGAATAGGCTTATGAACGACTATGGCCAGGAATTTGTGTTATAATAAGGAATGTGCGGGATATGCCCCTTGAATTGACACGCTAGCCCTCATGCGTGGCACGCGGTAAGGCGCGGCATGGGGATGTAAAATGGTATGCCATACCCTAGGTGCAGTAAGAGTCTCGGCATGACCTACATCATTTGTATGGCCCCATTATTGGGGCCATACCTTAAGCGAAAGGAAGTCGCATGGACAACGATGAAACCGACGCCGCCCCGGCCGATACCGTGCTACCCGGTACCGGCGACAACGGCGACGGAGAAGACAATCCGCCCGAGCAGAACCCGGAAACACGGGACAACGATACCGATAAGGACGTCAATCCGGCCGAAGCCGACACCGATAGCGACATGAACGCACGTATCACGGCGCTGGAATCGGCTATCACGGAAATCTCCCAGACTCTTGCGGAAATTCAGGCCGCAAACGCCAAGACGGTATTGGGCGGGGGCAGTGAGTCCAACGACCTACCCGACGAGGCCGACGCGCTTACCGACGATGACGCCAACGGTACCTATCTTACTTTTGATGACCTCTACGAAAAGGACGAAGACTAATGGCAACCCCTAATGTGACCAATAAGCAGACGTTACGCCCGCTCACCGATTTCAGCAATGTCCAGTTGTTGAACATGATACGCAACGAGTCCAGCCCGGAATACCAGCGCCGTATCCCCGCCGCGACTCAAAGCAACATGGACATCACCGTTTCCACGCTCATGTCCAGCACCCAGCTGAAGAACGAGTTTTACTCCTCGCTGATCAACCGTATCGGCGGCACTATGGTGCATTCGTGGAAATGGTCGAACCCGCTTTCCGTGTTCACCCGCGCCTCACAGACGTATGGCGACACGTGGCAAGAAATCGCCGTGGGTATGCCGCTCGCACAAGTGTACGACCCAAACGCCGAGTACCTCGGTGCCGACAACTTCCGCAAGTGGAAAGTTGACGTGGACTCCCTCTATCACCGTCTCGACTTTGCGCATTTCTACCCGGTCACCACTGATGATAAGACCCTTCGCCGTGCTTTCACGTCTGACAATGGCCTATCCTCGCTGACCTCCCAGCTTATCCAGTCGTGCTACAATGCGGCGGAAGTTGACGTTTTCGAGGCCATGTGCCACATGTTTACGCAGTATGCGCGACTGGGCGGTTATTGGCGTGTCCACATGAACGCCGACTTGAACAAGATGACCAGTACTCAGGATGAGGCGCGTGGACTGTTGCGACAGATTCGCTCTTGGGCCGACAGTCTCAAATTTGTTTCGACCCGATATAATGCGCGTCACATGCCCACGTTTGCCAAGCCCGACGAATTGGTGCTGTTCTGTTCCCCCGAGGTCAAGTCAGCCTTAGACGTTCAGGGCCTCGCCACCGTATTCCATCGTACCGACGCGGAACCGAACATCGACCGTATTATCGTTGTGCCGGAAGACAGGTTCGGAATCGACGGTGTTCAGGCGATTCTCACGACTGATAAGTTCCTTATCGATATCCCCGTCATTGAGGAAATGACCCAGCAAGTCAACCCCGTCAATATCAACAGCGTCAACAACTATTTGCATATGCAACGTATCATCAGCGTGTCCGGGTTCGCCCCGGCAGTGCTGTTCTGGAATGGTGCCGCGTCCACGGATAACGTCGTGCGTCCGGCCGGTACCACTGCGGCCACGCCGAAGTTCGCGCTGAAGCTTTCCGCTTATGGTGAGGATGCTACCACGCCGGAAAACGTGGCGCGTGGCGGCGCGGTACAGGTCGAGGCCGATACCACCATTACCAATGACGGTCAGGCGACATGGCGTTCCGGCGCGGTCAAATACTCTATCGGCACGACCGACAAACCGCTCTCGGAATGGACGTATATTAGCCCGACAGGCGTATTGGTGGTTGGTATTGATGAGGCCAACACTGTTATTCCTGTTCAGGCTAGCGCCGATTACATCAACCCGGTCACCCCCGAAGTGCCGAACACGGTGAGCGCGTCGCTTGACGTTCTTGTTGTCGGAGACGGTGTTATCGGGTTTAGTCCGAGTATTGTCGCGTCCATTACCGTTGACGCCGTTTCGGTCAAGAATGGTAAGACAGGTCAGGCGCACGCCACCGCCGTGATGATTGACGGCCGTAAAATCGATGTGACCAAACAGGCCGCATGGACTAGCGCCGCCACTGCGACGGCAACAGTGGACAATACCGGCCTAGTCACCGGCGTGACCACCGGTTCCACCACGCTGACCGCCGCGCTGTTCGGTGTCAGCGGTCAGGGCACCGTGACAGTCGCCTAATCTGCGATATAATAAAAGGGAGTGTTTCACGTGAAACACTCCCTTCTTTATGAAAGGGATAGTATGCTGAGAGATATCAACCCTAACGTCGAGGCGACGTTTAACTGGGCCCAATGGACGCCCAACACGTCGCTGAAACTCTGTAACGTGCCGTGGGATAGCAGTTACCGTGACCTAGCCCGGTTCGAGTCACCGCAGAAACAACAGGAATGGTTCGACCGACAGCCCGGAATCGACAGGGTACATGGCGTCATGCACATGTTCGGACAACCCGTGCGCGTCGAACTGCCATTCAACGCGGCGTCCAACTACAACTATGTCGTGGTGTATAACGATTACCCCGACTTGGAGTCGCCGCGATATTGGTATTATTTCATCAACCACGTGGATTACATCAATGCGTACACTACTCAGCTCACCGTGCAATTGGACGTTTGGCAGTCATTCCAACATGTGCTTAGGTTCGGGTCATGCTATGTGGTGCGGGGTCATATCGGCATTGCCAACGAAAACCAGATGACCGATTATGGGCGCAGTTACCTCGCACTGCCCGAAGGACTGGACACCGGTAGCGAAATGGTGACGGTAAACCAACGGTACAAGTCTCTTATCGGCATGGACGGGAAAAATCTGAATTACGGCGTAATAGTCGTGAGCACGGTAGATTTGTCAGCGGACGCGGGCAATCAGGAAAAACCGTCTCTCACTACTGCGGGCGGCTCTCTGTTTGAGAACATGGCCAATGGTGCTGAAATACTGTACTTTAAGGACATCCAGTCTATCCGAGTGTTTATGGGTGTTGGCTCTACTTTTTCATGGATAACACAGGGTATTGTAAACATGTATATGATACCATCTTTAGACGATGATTTTCTCAAGCAGTCCGGCTATGTCGTAGATAAGCTATTTGGGAGAACACTCCCACCGGAATTAAATAATCGTATCTACCGTTTCCCCCAGTCGGCCACAAATGCGCCCAGCAGATATGAAGACATTATTACTATTAATGATTTTCGTGATAATTTTAATATCCCTAAACGTTATAAAAACCTTAAAAAACTCAAATGCTACCCCTATTCCACTGTCGAATGCACTTGCTTGAACGGCACAAATATCACCTATAAGCCCGAAAATATCCAAAGCGATAATCTGGTTATTAGAGAGGTGCATAATTACGCACCCAATGGCGCGCGCTTGAACTTTTACCCGGTTGGGTACAATAAGGCGGGTGCAAGCGATATTGCTCCTCTTGATAAAAACAATGGGTTGCCCATTGATAGCGGCGAAATGTTGGACGCCGCGTTTGGTATCAGCAATTTCCCTCAATTTGTGATAGTCAACAATGGTGCTCAGTTGGCAATGGCAAACAGTGCCTACACTCGCGCCTATAATCAGCAGTCAGCTGACTGGACATATCAAAAAGCGCAGATGGGCATTAGTCAATCGCTTGCGGCCACGGCCATGCAAAACCAGTACAATACCCAAGCCAACAAACTCGCTATCGGCAACCGCAACGCCAATAACGCGATACAGGCGACCTCGCTTAACGCCAGTCTGGACAACACGACGTATATCAACAATCAGCGGGCCGACCTCGCACAGCTGAATAACGCGGTTAACGGCGTGGTCGGGGTGGCGGGTAACGCCGCTTCAGGCAATGTCGGGGGCGCGGTATCGGCATTAGGCGGTGCTGTCATGAATGGTGTAAACACCGAAGCGAACCGCAGTATCAACAATACCGCCGCCCAACTTTCCACCGCCAATTCTCTGAGTACTAACGCGGCCACAACAAGTCAGGCCAACACGTACGGGTCTCAGACTACAGCGCTTTCAAACCAGTTGGCCCAAAATATGGCGGATATGAACGCGGATTACGCGCAACGTTCCGCGTTTGGCGACTACCAAAACACTATCGCCGGGATTAATGCGCAAGTCCAGCAAATGCAGTTGACGCCCCCTACCACGTCCGGTGCCATCGGCGGAGACGGGTTCAATCTTGCAAACGGCATTGTCGGGGTGTTGGTTCGATTCAAGACGTGCGCACCCTCAGCTCTGCGTAGCGTCGGAGAGTACATGTTACGCTACGGGTATTTTGTCCAGCGTTTCATCACGCCGCCGCAATCGCTGGAATGTATGACCAAGTTCTCATATTGGCAAATGCAAGAATGCTATGTACGAGGTGACTTGCCCGAGCAGTATCGGCAGACCATCAAGGGCGTGTTCGAGTCCGGGACTACCGTATGGGACAGCCCGGATGATATCGGAGTGACCGACTGGGCGGATAACGACCCATTGCCAGGTATCTCATTCTAGTGATATACTGGAGACATGTCCAGGTCGAGGAAAAATCAGAATCGTAGGGGCGGCGGAGTGCATCCCAGTGGCAATTATGCCAAAATACGCGCCGTCGCCCTTGATGACATGTACTATCATCTGCTACGCGAACTCGCACTGAACCGGTTCAAATGGCATGGGCTACCCCCCACCATAGATGAACGTTGGATGGAAACGTGTCTGTTGGACTATAATCTCTGCTTGTTTTTCTACGACAGGCGTATCGGTTCGTTTTTGGCGACTCAGGCGGCTTATCAAGGACGCTTGAATCTCTACAATAACCCGACCGAGTTTTCGCCGGTCGGAGTCAACTATCATTACAAGGTTCTCTCGGCGGCCAATGAATGCGTGCCCATCTGGGACAATCGTATGCGGTGGTCGTTCAATGACATCCTTTGGATGTACGCAAGGCGTTTAGCAGACATCGATAAGGCATATCAAGTCAACTTGGACGGGTTGAAACTGCCGACGTTCATTACTGCCGACCAGCGTACCAAGCTCACGGTGGAAAACATTCTACAACAACAGCAAGACGGGCAATCTTTTATCATCGGCTATGATTCGCTAGACCCATCCAGCATGTTCCAGCCGTGGCCCAACACGACACCGTATCTGTTGGACAAATTCATTCAACAGAAAACACAGGTGACTAATGAGGCATTGAGTTATCTGGGTATCCAGTCCAGCGGGACGGAAAAACAGGAACGTTTGATAGGTGCTGAGGTTGCTCAGGCCAACGAAAAAACCGACATGTTCCGACTCGCTTTCCTAACGGCGCGACAGGAAGGCGCACGACTGATTAACAGGATGTATAATCTAAACGTATGGGTGGAATACGCGGATATGCAAAGCTCTGGTGTGCCGAACGCGATTGATAATACGCAGTCCGGTGGCAACGCCACTACTGCGGTTGATTCGACAGATTCTCTTGGAAACGGAATAGGTGGTGTGGCATGACGCAAGACTTAAGCAAGTGGGGTACGCGCGTACCTCCAGAATATACTGCCACATTGGGCGCGGTTATCGACATGGGTTATAATACTGATGATAAATTGCATTTGTCCTCTGATTATTACCCGATTTTTGATGAAGCCCATAGGGCTGAGCTGAATGATAAAATCTGCCAAAACTACATGTTGCGCGAAATTGGTCAGGAGACAGTGCAACAGTTTATTTTTTATCTGGGTATGACATTAAGTCAGATTATGCCGTATTTCAACGAGCGTTATCGGACGCTAGCATTAAAATACGACCCGCTAAACACCGTGGAAATGACCAGTGAAAATACATCCAACACGGTAGCCCAGTCCAGCGGCAAAACCAGCGCGTCTCAGGATAGTTCGACCAAAAGCACATCGGACGGCACTAGTTCAAGTAGCACCAAGTCACAGTCATATGATTCTGAGGTTCCGGCAACAGGCGTACAAGGCGACTTCGCCCGGTATGCGACTCACGCCAATCAGGCGCAAGCGGATACGGACGGCAGTAGCCATAGCACGCAAGACACCACGTCGCAATCGCATAGCACATCCAGCACGGAATGGCAACATGACGCGACAGACGGCAGTAGTTCCACCCATACGTCGGGCCGGTCTCAGTCTGCAATGAGCCTCATTACCGAATATCGCAATGCGATTATCAACGTGGACATGGAAATCATACACTCGCTCGAACCCTGTTTCATGCAAGTCTGGGGGTCGTATGACACTATTTTTGGCGACAGTCCAATATATTAAGGAGACAGTGGCATGATATATAATGACGCGACTACCCCTCGGTTGGTTCCGAGGCGCGTACCCACATCGGTGCCTTTTACCTACCGGGACGGCATAACCACTCTGGAACTTATCGAGTGTCTCAGGCGTAATCTCGATTCATTGCAAAACGACTTGAACAACGCCATGAAAGACATCAACGATGAGGTCGGGGGATTCGAGGGCGAGCTACAGGCGGCAGTAGCCCAGATGGACTCGAATCTCAAACAGTTGCGCAGTGAGCTTATCCAGCTCATCAATGAAAGTCAGGGTGCCGGAGTATTCTACGGCGCGGCCTACGGTACGACAAAACCGATACCCCAGATTATCGGTGACGTATACGACAACACTCGTTACTACGGGCTGTTTGCCAAGGACTACGATGAAATGGGAATCAGCGCGCTGGACTATGACACGCTCGAAACGTCGGCGCGCCGCTATGATTTGCAAGGCTCACGCAAGTTGAACCCAGTCCTAGGCGACTTCAAGGGGCGCGAGGACTTTTGGGCGGCGCTTCCGACTCAGCCGGAAGCGCCACAATATGAGCCATTTGCGACAAAAAAATACGTTGATGATAATTTTATGACAGTCAACCCGACTGTAGAACAGTTCGACCCGAGGAAAGGATGACATAATGACCAGCACCAATAAAACGACCAATTACGCGCTATCCAAGTTCGAGGCGGGCGACAGGCCGAGTTTCCTACAGGACTACAGCTCGGATATGGAGAAAATCGACGCCCAACTAAAACGCAATGCCGACGCCGCCGCTAGCGCGGCCGGGGGCAATGTTGACGCCTACACCAAAGAACAGTCCGACGCCAAATACGCGCCGAAAGCGGCGACAGCCCCGGCAGATGGCGCTCTCGGTATTACTGCCGGTGATTTTGACCGGTTGTTTATCGACTCGAACAATATTGTCCGATTCAGCCCCCGCACGGCGTAATATGGTAACAAGCAACAACAACAATGACAATAAGGAAAAACAATGAGTAGTGTCGAAAAAACCGCGTACTTTAATCTCTCGCAGTTCGGGGACAATGATAAGCCTTCGTGGCGTGGCGATTACACGTCGGATATGGGTAAAATCGATACGGCGCTTAACTCTGTGAAAACCACCGCCGATAACGCCAGCACTAACGCCAGTAATGCGATTACGCAGTTGTCGGACGTGCGCAACACCGCAGACAACAACAAGCGCGTGCTATCCGCAATGGGCCTTGAAACCACCACGGAAGCCACTGACTTTTTGACTCGGGTTGAAAGTCTTGACACCGAAACCACTGCCGCCACGAAAAACCTTAAGGCGCTTGGGGCCGACACCGTGGACAAGGCGACAGCCCTGGCGCATACCATATCTACTGTCAACGGCAAGGCCAATACCGGCGACGTGTACACTAAGGCTCAAGTGGACAGCACGTTTGCGACTATCGTACAACTCAACCAAAAAGCCAACAGCGCAGATGTATATACCACGTCAGCCGCCGACTCCAAGTTCGCGTTGAAAACCGAAGTACCGGAAACTGTGACCTCGAATATCATTGTCACAATGGGCGATAGTTACGCGGACGGATTGGGCGCGAACAAGTGGCCCAACAAGCTGATCAACATGCTACCCGGTTGGACGCTCAAAAACTACGCGGTATCCGGCGCGGGTTGGAACGTGTCTGGCAGACTGTTCCACGACCAGCTCAATGCCGCAATCGCTGATACGACACTCGACAAAACCCGAGTCGGAATCGTACTGGTCGCCGGAGGCCGCAACGATATCATGGACGCCGGCATTGCCAAGACCCGCACTGTTGCATTCGTGAACTTGGCGCGTGCGAGTTTCCCGAACGCGCGTATCATGGTCGTTCCAATGTTGTGGCACAATACGGCGCTTAACGGTGCGGGGCGCGTCAAGGCGGCCGGTGTTTTGGCGGGTGCCGCCGAGGCCGGGGCCGAGGGTATCAACTGGGCATGGACGTGGAACATGGGCAATACCAACAACTTCCCCAGCGGCGATATCCACCCGAACGAAACCGGTGCTCAGGTCATAGCAAGCTATATGGTTTCCGCGATTCGTGGCTCATACTCTGGACGAACCGAGGCGTGGTACCAGAACAACGGTGGTTCAAACGGCGCTTCGCTTTCCATTGTCGCGTCGGGCGGCTTTATCACCTATTCATGGATTCTCGCAGATGGGGCGACTACCCAACAGCGCACGTTCCAGAATCTGCCAAGTTGGGCGGTGTATGACAGTTCGCCACAGTACGGCGGGGCTCGCCCGTGGTCATTGTACCTGTCCAATTCCGGCGTTGGTGTGTCATACGTGCTTCTTGGAAACGCAAACTCAAGCGGCACGCAGTTCAACGATAAACTGCTTGGCAATCTTCAAGGCAATGCCGGAGGTCAGTCAGCCGGTAACTGCACTATCCCGTGGTAATCATTGTTTCACGTGAAACACGTATACCCCACTCGACCGGGTGGGGTATACTGTTATGTATGGCAGTTGACTTCAGGACATGGGTGAAACAGACCGAAAACCACTTTTGGGACATGGACGGCAGTTGGGGGCCGCAATGCTGGGACCTGTGGGCCAAGTACTGCATGGATGAGTACGGGTGCAGTGTTCAGGATTGTATCACCCCGACAGGTTGGGCCGGGGGATTATACACACATCACCCCGTAAGTGCAAGAGTCGGGGAAATTTTCGAGAAAAAAGACAACACATGGAACCCTATGCCCGGCGACGTAGCCATATGGCAAGTATGCTACCCCAATTATCCGTCAACGCACGTGGCCATTGTCGTTGATGGGATACAGGGCGATTCCATCGACGTGATTACGCAAAACCCCGAGCCAAGCGTGCATAAACTACTCCCATTGCAAAAAGCGTATATCGGATATTTGCACCCGCGCAAAAAACCGGACGGCGGCGACAATGACAGCGGCTCGAACCCTACCGGCTCTAACAACCCGGGTAGCATATCCAGCAGTGACGTGTGGATACAACAACAGGGCGACAATCTTATCTACCATTACCGCGACAACGACAGTGGCGCGGGTACCATGATTTTCTACAAAGCCACAGCCCAAACATGGACGGCCAAGGGCAGTGCTAAAGCGCCCAGTGACTCGGGCGGTCAAGCCACGCCCTCTACAGGCAACGGCAAAAGCAGTTACGCGCTCTACTGTATCGGCACAGTGGAAAGCTCATTGCAATGGGACGCGGTAGAATTAGCCAACAGACAGGGAATAGGAATTGCGCAATGGTCGTTTGGCAGACGGCTGGACGTGCTGAATGCAATGAAAACCGCCGACCCGACGGGCTATGAGACGTTTGCCGAAACATGCCCCGAGATAGCGGCACTCATGGGCAATGGAGGGACGTTTGCACGCCCCCTTACCCCTACGGAATCGGCGGCGTTCAAAGCATGGGCGCAACGCGCCGAATCACACCAGGGGCAACGTGACCAGTTCGAGACGGATTACAACAATTATCCGCAGATCTACTCGGACGCGAAAATGCAGATACTATGGGCGTCGGCATATCATCAAGGCCCGGCATACGCCGAGGCGCTACCGAAAGCAACCACATTGGGCGGCTTATTGAACAATCTGCTTAATGACGGTGTTTTCGGGCAATATCCAAACCGGTATCGGACTGTATATAATCTGCTAGCCGTATGGGACGGCGCTAGCGCCCCACCGAACTTTTAGTTATCCACAGGATTATACACTTATCCACATGTGATATACTATGGTTATGGCCGATGAAATGACAATCCTTAACGAGAATGATTATTATGATTACACGCGCGTGCTCTCATACCACGCGCCGTGGATGTTCATTATCGGCGCACGCGGTCTCGGCAAAACCTACGGCGGCAAAAAACTCATGATAGATGACTGGGTGAAACGACGGTGGCAATTCATCTATCTACGCCGCACCGCCGAAGAACAAAAAAACAAGGGAACTTTTTTCAACGATATCGCAGACAGTTACCCCGAGCTGGACTTTAGGGTTAACGGCAATCAAGCGGAATGCCATTGGGCTGATGACAGAGACGCGATAACGGACAAGAACGGGAAAAAGAAATCAGTATGGCATATCATCGGCTATTTTATTGCACTCTCGCAAGCCGGACAGGTGAAATCGGTGGCGTATCCGCGCGTGCGCACCATACTGTTTGACGAGATTTTCCCGGATAATATGCGATATCTCGGAGGAGAGGTCACGGCGCTTGAAGAGTTTTACAACACGGTAGACAGGTGGCATGATAGAGTTAGGCTTATCATGTGCTCGAACGCCGTGAGTTTGGCTAACCCGTATTTTGCGGCGTTCAATATCAACGTCACCCCGCAGATTGATAACAAGATTCAATACCAACGATACTGTGACTCTTTCGTCGTGGTCGAACTTGCTGATTATGGCGGTTTTTCCGCCAAAATCGCCAAAAGCAAGTTCGGTCAATTCCTTAGCAAATTCGACGCGGATTATGCCGCATATTCGATTGATAACACGTTCCGCGACAACAACAACGCACTAATAAGCAACCTCAGCGGCGCGGGGTACGTTTTATCAATAAAAACACGCGAATACGGTTCGTTTGCCGTCTATCAAATTCTAGATGATAGCAAAATCATGACGGTATGGCAGATAGCACGCCGTCAACCCAAAAAGCAAAAATGGTACACGCTAGACTATCGACTAGTTGACGAAAAATGTGTAATGTTAAAAAGGTCAGATGATATTATCAAAAAACTAATTGAGGCGTATCGCGTGGGCCGCGTCCGATTCGAGACCCCCCAGACAAAATCAGAGTTTAGTATGCTGTTAGGAACGCTATTAAATTCCAGCAAAACAAAGTAAAAAAGGAAGGAAACTAATGCAACAGTATATAGTGCCATTTGTGATTACGGCCATTTTTATTATCATAGACTACGGGACAGGTGTAGCTAATGCTATCATGCATAATCAAATGAGCAGTGAAAAAATGAGGAACGGGTTATGGCATAAATTCGCGTACATTGTCGTAATCTGTACTGCTGTTCTTATTGAGTGGGGGACACAATGGCTTGACCTAGGGTTCGAACTCCCCCTAGTTACACCCGTTCTTGTTTCCATTGCCCTTATCGAGATTACATCGATTCTGGAAAACTGTGTTAAAATAAACCCCGAACTCAAAGCCTACAAAGTGCTGAACATTTTCAGCAAAAGTCAAGACGAAAAGGCAGACAAATGACCGTAAACATTGATGTGTGGTACAAAAACCACGTCAACCGGAATACAGACGTAGACGGATACTACGGGTCACAGTGCTGGGACTTATGGTCAAATTATTGCGTAGAGGTGCTAGGACTCCCGCAATCATGCACAAACACATCCAACAAAGGGCGAAACGCCGGGCTAGCTGGGAGTATTTATGAACAATTCCCATTAAACGACACGCTCAAAAACGCTTTCGTCAAACTGCCGCCCAATATCACACCGCAAAAAGGTGACGTGGCATTCTGGGGAAACGACCCGACGCATCCATCAACCCATGTCGCAATCGTAATCGAAAACGGGAAAAGCAACGGACGTATCCACGTGCTAGCCCAGAACGTTGACGCAAGCATGGCGGCACGCGACATGTGGGACACCGCCGCGACAGACGGATACCTACGACCAAAAACCAATATCAACAAGACAGGAGAACTAACAATGAACGACATTCAAAAAATCGCCGGCGCTGTATGGTCATACGTGTACGACGGTCGAACCACAGTATACAACTACCAATACCTTACATACGACCGAGTACAAGACGCCCGCAAGGAAATCGCAGAACTCAAAACCATGCTAACCGCACAAACCGCCGCTATCGAGGCCCTCTCTAAAAGCATGGGTGCCGACCCGACAGCAATCGCAACCGCAGTACAAAAAGCAGTAACCGACAAACTGGACAAACTGGAAATCAACATCACGGCCAAGTAGCCCTTGATACATGCCCCCTACATTATATATGTAGGGGTCATTTTTTAACCGGCATTACGGCGACAACCGCCACGTCGAAACCGCTCAATATCACCCCGGTATCGCAAGTTCACAAAATCATAAATACTATCATCGTCAACAGCACCCCCCTTATTATGATGACCACCACGCTTCTTGCTCGAACTCACCTTAGAACCGCCGATAAAATGCTTATCGCTCATACGCGATTCAATCACTGACATAATCAA